GTGTTGTGGTTTGTTGTAAGTGTGTTTGCAACGACTAAAAAACATTTTTTTTTCACGAGACCCCAAAAATTTTCATGGATGTAAAAAAAAAAAAATTTTTTTGAAATTCCGATTCAAAAATCATTTGAGACCGAAACAAAATGTTTTTTCAAAAAATAGCAGGCACACACCGAGGACTACGCGAAAAAACATTTTTTTAAGGTCAGTTGATAGGGAAGAACACTACAATCAAGTACAAAAAAATAAGTACGACTTTATTAAGGTAAAAAAAATGTTTTTTCAGATAACACCTGCTCTGTGCCTGCTACAATGATATAGGAAACTGGGGTGTAGACTAAAAAAGTATACGATTTTTTTATTATTTCATAGGGAGGTGTTGTAGTTGGTAAAACTACCTACTTTGGGTGAAAGGACAAGACCACCCAAAATACGCATTTTTTTCACCACTCGGTATGCCGCAAAAATAGAACTAATAATTAATATTAAACTAATATACAAATATATATATTTCTATTTCTATATATATATATAATAATATGTAAAAACAAATTAATAATATATAAAAAAAAATATTAACGTAATATATTAATAGATAATTGATTGTTTATTTAGTTTATAATTAAATTAAAGTCATAAGAAACTGATTGTTTTCGAAAAAACATTGAGAAGGAAATTTAAAAACATTGAAAAGGGAAATTTAAAGTAAACATGCTTAGTAAAAAAAAACAAGTCAAGCATGGTGGTTGTATACCACCCAATTTAAAGCGCGCGTTGCAATTGGCGAAGGGAATGGACGATTCAACATTCAAAACATGGTTTGGGAATGGATGCAATCAAGTTTGCACTCGTACAGTACCGCACGTAGCGATTAAGATGTTATCTTGTCAACAAAAACACGACATGTATTTGGACATTACAGGTTACGATTTGCTCTTCAACCATTTTTTCAATGAAAATGGAGCCACTTTTTCAACGATACTTAGCGAAGATGAAATCAATGGCGAAGCAAACAATTGGACGTTTACAGGATCATTCTCGTTGAATAAAGATCGATTTTTCGATAGGATATCGCAAAATAATCACATCGACTGTCCAGTAAAGTTGTTTTACAACGAACCCAAATATACTGCTGATGAAACATTGGAAGTGTTGATGATGGATTCCGATTTTTTATTGCATGTATGTGATGCATTGATCGATGAAGACGAAGATGCTTATGTAGCATTTACAATAGATAAGAATGTGAATGCTTATTTTAAAAAGGTGCATGTGGTACGTGCCATTGACAATGTATTGAAAAAGAAAGGCAAAGACTTTTTGTTTCCAGTGACAAACAAGAAAAACAAAAAGTTATTGAAGCAATGTATTGAAGAGACACTTGAAAATGTAGAAGAAAGCAGCAGCAGCGACGAGGACAGCAGCGAGGAAAGCAGCAGCGATGAAAAAGAATATGTGATCGTGGTTACGGACAACACGGAGTTGTATCCCGGTTTGTTGTTTCTACCATTTATGCGCGACAAACTTCCTGCAACCACCGATACGGATAAAAAAACCACTGGTATTTCTGCTGTGAAATTTGCTAATGCAATGGTCATCCCGATTGCTTCAAAGGAACCATGGAATCGATGCGAAATTTCCAATATCTTTGTACCTAGCGTCCATGAAGATGGGGTCTACTACGTATTGTCTGGAAAGCGATGGAAAAAGACAAGACTTACCTCGAAGCACATCGACGTCAGCAACCATGGCAGCAGCAGCAGCAAAACATCAACGCAAGCAAACGATGATGGAGAGAAAGATCAACAAGTTGGTAACACAACAACAACAACAACAACTGTTGTGTCTAATGTTACCGAAGAGGAAGAGGCGAAAGCAGCAGCCGAAGCAGCAAAGAAAGAAGAGGTTAGAAAAGCAGCCGAAAAAGCAGCAGCCGAAGCAGAAGAAGAGGCGAGAAAAGCCGAGGTTAGAAAAGCAGCCGAAGCAGCAAAAAAAGTTGAAGAAGAAAAGGCGAGAAAAGCAGCCGAAGCGAAGAAAAAAATTGAAGAGGAAGAGGCTAGAAAAGCAGCAGCAAAAAAAGTTGAAGAGGAAGAGGCTAAAAAAGCAGCCGAAAAAGCAGCCGAAGCAGCAAAGAAAGTCGAAGAGGAAGAGGCTGAAAAAGCAGCCGAAAAAGCAGCAGCAGTCAAGAAACGCAAAGCAGCAGCAGCATCAAAAAGAGGAAGGAAAAAGAAGAAGAAAAAAACATGGACGATGCCGGAAACGGTGGAGGAAATCCCATTATGGAAGAAAAGAAACAAAAAAGATTTGATTGCAAAACAATTGTCATCCGATGGTACGTGTACTTATTGGATCAAAAACAAAGAGAAGAGAGTCTGGGAAGAATACACCAACGACAATGATTTCATGCAATCGTATTTAGATATGTGGTAAAAAAAGGAGAGTAAGATAGAGTAAAAATAATAAAAAAAAAATAAAATAATTCGTTAAAATTCATCCCATTATTTTTACAACCTTCTGGAAAAGTTTGGATGTTGTTGCCCTATTCCGCCCATGCCTTGCGGCAAAAATGCATCTTGTATGCCGGCGACGGCACATGCAGTATCTGCCTGTGCCCTTTGAACCCGAATCCCACCCCAAAATACGTACGCCAATTGCCGTGTACCCATTTGTACCACGGGGCGTGCATCGACAAGTGGGCCGCGCATAAGTCATGTCCCTTGTGTCGAACATCGTATTTCTTCGATTGTTGGCATGCGGTAGACCCGTACATCGATGGAAAATACCACCACGCCAACGCGTTTTCCAGCCGGATCCATAATTTTCGACACCGCCGATCGTGGTACAATTTGGTCTTGTTCGAATTGCGACGGTACATTCGCCTGTTTAGGCGACGAACCCATTGTCTTGCCGTTGATGCCTCTGTGTTAAGGCAGGTGCAGCGAAAAGTCCAAGATTTGGTCCAGCATCCTTCGCGAAGGAATCGGTATTTTTACAAATAAGGTATTTTTTATCCGGTATACCGGTGATTTCAATATTTTTTTTCAACTAGAAACATACTATATATATATATCTACGTCCAAAATTTGGACAATTATTTTCTCCAACAAAATCAAATTCTTTTCCCCACACACACACCCACAACACAAATAACACACATGAGTATCGACTTAAGCCAACCCACGTCTGCCTTTACAGGTGCACACATTCAGAACACGGTATCGGAACCGGACGTCAGCGATCCGATTGTCACTGTCATCAACCCACAACCGGCTGGAAACCCTTCCGCACAGGGAATCTTGGACGCATTGAAACATGCAGACCGCAACATGATCTTTCGTCTGGAGAACAAAAGTGTAGACGGCAACACCTTCTTGACGGCGCCGGAGTTGCGGTCGTACGCTGGCACCTACGCCCAGTTCGAACTGGACGGGTTTGAGATCCGTCAGGACGCCAACAACGTTTGGGGTATTTACCACCGCAAATCCGATGGTAAAGACTCGGCGGACCAGGCTCTTAGCGGATATGTCTACAAGAACGTAGTGTACGGATTTGATCTGGAGAGTAAATTCGCCGGATTTCAATCCATGGTTCAGGCATCCAGGCAAGCAAAGTTGACTGCTGCCAACTTCATCGATGCCGCGGACTTGAATCACACGACAGGACAGCAGCACATGAAGGTCAGCCCGTTGACGGAAGCAGATGCCCTTGCAAGTCTTGAAGTGTACGAGTGCACCAACGATGGTGGCGCCATCGTGGAATCCAACATGCTGCGCATTCAGCCAGGAGCAGAAAGTCAGGACAAGACGTTGACCTACGATGGCGCCGATTTGTCAGGTGCTATCACAGCCGCTGCCTTGGGTCCGTTCTCCGACGCCGTGAAAACCAAGTTGGACGACAACAAGTCCACCATCCAATTCGACACCTTGGTACAGCGGACGAAAAATATCCAATCCATCGCTGCGAATGCGCATAGCACTGCAACCCAGGAAATTAAGGTCCAACATGCTGACAAATTCCCAAAAAGTAACCAGGACATTACCGGAGCGGTCTTCAATGCCGCCGCAGCCACGATGCCGTTGACTATTGGGGCAAGTACCTTGCCTTCTAACAATGGCACGGAGCCGTCCCAAGCCTTAGCCTTCAAGGCTAGCATCGGGACCGCGGCCACTGCTCGCGTGGAAACTGTCACCATTCAAGACAAGGATTACGGCACACCTGCCAAACGCAACACGCAACTGTTGACGTTGAACCAAGCGCGATTTGCAGCGCAGACGACGCCCGAAGCCATGCCAGAAACGACGTTGACGGTGGCAGCGGTGGATACGACGCCGAAAACCGTCACGGTCAAGGTGGGGAATACCACCGTGGTCGATGCGCAGACGTACAATACTGCGGTTGCCGCAAGTGGAAGTTTGACGTTTCGAAATGCCGCCAGTGGGGGGGGGGGCAGTTGGGGTCAAAGTGTTGTACGCGCAACCGACCAGGTTATATTGTTTTGGAATCATAATTCAGGAGGGCAAACAAATGAAATATATCTTACAACCGCAGCAGGTGTCGTGCATACCATCTCGTCCACTAACACAAACGCCAACCACACGATTGTCCAAAACCTCTTAGCGTCTTTTGCCGCAATCCAAGCCGCGGGCCATCTTTCGGGATACACATTGACTAACGACACGCCTGTACGAATGAACTTTACCGGTCCGGCGAACGGTGAAAATTTCGGTCTGAGTGGTAACTCCACTTTGGTAGGCCGCACCGGCGACACCTTAACCACTACCAATGTGAACACCAGCAACGGTGCAACAGAATCCAACAGCGATTTGACCATCACGGTTCAAGGATATGCTGAAAAACAGTTTGCCATTGGTCCAGTGGCAGGTGGTTACAGCACGGTAGATGCCTTGGCGACTGCCGTCGCCGCGGCGTTCGAGGCGGAGAATGGATTGAGTGCAGTGAAAGTTGGAACGGATACCGTCACCTTTAGCAAAACTACGGGCGACTTCACCATCGACACCAACAGTGTAAACAACTCTGTCACTACCGGCACCACCACCCAACAGACCAACAACTACGTCGCTGCTGGAGATTACACTTCGGCGACCGATTTGGCCAGTGCCATTCAAAGCGGGATCACCACTAACTTTGCTGACATCATCCATGCGGATCTGGATCCGGATGGCAGCGGAAACAACACCATTATCAACATTCGCGGCACCAGAAAAACCAATGGAAGCATGGATTTCACGCAAACCATCGACATTCAAATCACTCAAACCCCTACTACGGCCACTGGACTATGCGATGCCTTCGACAACACAGCAGGCGCCGGTGCATTCCCAAGTGGAATGACGCATACCGTGTTCGGGTCCGACCTTAGTACCGGATCCGGGTTCGATTACAGCGTGCGTATCAGTGGAGAGGATACGGGTGGCACCGTCACCGTGGCTGCTAACAAAGCAGACGTCGATGCCGTCTTGACCGATATCCATACTGCATTCAATACCTACAAAGGCAATAATGCAACGAAATGGACTCGAGCCGAGAAAGTCTTGTTGGAAGGTAAATTCGACGGTCCAGCCGATTTGACCAAGAAGATTGCGTTGGCGGACAGTTCGGGTGACATTTCCGGCGGTAGTGCCACCGAGAAGTTATGCTTGTTCGATTTCGAACCGGTTATAGGCAACAAAGCCACGGCATCGGGCGATTTCACCGTTGCTGCGGATGCTGCCGATAAGACAAATTTCAAAGCGAAGGTGAAGTTGGGTGGCTTCGTGGCCTTGTGCGCTTTGGACAACACGGTGTTGTCGTATTTGGAAGTGATTCCTGGATACGTAGTAGAAGGGAATGGAGCCAATGCGGCAAAGTTGGAATCTTACGACACCTCTGCCAACCCATTCCTTACGAAAATCAACGGCGCGAGTGCGGAGGTAACCGTGGATGGCGTTGCCAACGGGCCGGTGGTCTTCAATACCAACAAGACGGTAGGATTCCATGCCAATGATACCACTTCAATCGGTGCCTCTCGTATAGGATCTGCCTTGATCAAAGAAGGCGTGATTGCTGCGTTCGAGAAAGGATCGGTAACCAGCGGCAACTTTACCCAAGCGTACACCCAGTCCACCATTCGCGTGTACTATGCCGATGCAACCGCCACTGCGTCCTTAACGCATGACGACGGTAACAACGATGTAATCAAGCAAACTTCAGCAATCAGTGCATTGCAATTCGCAGTTCCAGGAGCCGATACGTTGACCATCCGATCCAGCCACGACAGCGCCAATTCCAGTGTGAGCGTCACGGTTGGTCCAGATGGCAGCGGAGATGCTACCAATGCAGCGACAGCCGCCGCCAAATTCGTGGAGTTGTTTGATGCGAACAACAAGGCCAAATTAGTTGCGGGGAAGATTGCATCGGTAAACACATCACCACTTGTGATTACCGGAACTGCACCTACTAATTTGTCAGCCACCAACTCGCAACTAACCGTTACCGTTGCAGGGCAGGCGGTCAGTTATACCTCAGACAATAGAACTGGATCTGAGTTGGTCGCTGGAATTGCAGCCGGAATCAATGGGAATACGACGCTAACGAATGCCGGGTTCACTGCAAGTAGTTCGGGACGCACCCTCCGAATTGAGGCAACGGCTTCTTTCGTGTTGAAAGTAAATAGGGCTGCAATTCCTTTAAATGAATGGGTCGATGATGGTGTGGCTCTATCTAACGCCTCGTGGACATATGTTGGTGCTACCTCGACTCACGATTATACCACTGGCTCTCCTACGCTAAACAAACTTGTCTTTACCGGCTTTTCCGAAGGTGCAAACGCGGTAGATTTTGAGTTGCAAAAAGCCGATGGAACTGCATTGAATGCCAACCCATTGGTCGCTGCCACTACCACCGCTTTCGCGTGCACCGATGCCAACCACGAAACCGTGACATTGCAGTATGGAACCGGTGCTAGTGCCAAATCATGGGGTCCGAAAACGATTGGAAAGGCACCAAAATACCTAGCGAATGGAAATTTAGATGACCAAGCCAACCACTTCTTGACTCCAGAATTAGCAAGGGCCGACTTTTATACGTGGGCAACTACTGGAGACGGGAGTTTAGTAGCCAACATTACTAACATCACAACCGTAGCCGACACCGACGCCCGTACGGTGACTATTTCCGGGGCTGCTGCGAGTGGAGCAGCGCCCAATTCGTTCCAGTTTACCAAGGGTCAGGACGGGAACGACAACGTGACGGCGGCCACAACTGCTGCAATCACCGGGACGGAAGCCGACAACGACATCATCTACACCATCACGGCGACAGATACTGCCACTCCTGCTGGCAATTCCACCAGTGCGGTGGTGCGATGTGGCCACTCGACCAACATCACGAAGAAGACGGTGGAGGGGGTGGACTCGCTTCATTGCAACACCGCGGCAAACATTCGCGATTACATTGTGGATGCAGTCTGTGATTTGGGGGCGATGATTGGAAGCAAGGCAACTAACGGTGCCAATGTTACGTTGAGTGGACGGGCAAACGGAAAATCATTCGTTGTCACCATCACGGCTACCGAATCTGATGGGACGACTGCTGTGGATATTACAGCAGGCAACCACCTGAGCGTGGGGCAAGTGGCAACATTTGCCGACATTGGAAAAATCACGTACACGGTGGCATCCGAGCATGGGATATTTACCGGGGATTCGGTGACATTGAAACCCGCAACCCACGCGAATGTCGCCAACAACGGAACATTTAATGCCACTCGTGTCAGCGCCACGGAATTCTCCGTCGTCTTGACCAATCCCCTTTCCCATACGGGATTTACAAATAGTAAGTTCGACAACAACGCCACGAGAAATGTCAAATTACAGTTCAAGAAGGGAAATGATACTGGAACGGAGCAAACCATCGCATTGACCGGAACGGCTCAAAATGTCAGGGATGCGATTGTAACAGCCTTGAATGCTGAAGGTGTGAAAAACGAGGGTAGCAAAGGGTATGCCTCCGCGGTGGCTGCAAAAGATGGCAGCGACGATACGTTGGTCATCACGAGTACCGCACCTACCAGTTACAGCGACGATCAAACCTTTATTATCAAAGTCACCGACGACGCCGACGCCGATGCTATCGATCTTGCTGATGGAGACAATTCGGTATCTGCGTTGGGTTCCGCGCTGTTCAACACCACGGTCATTGACGTGGGCGCCGGCCACGGCATCTTGGCAAACGACGTCGTGACGGTAGCGGGGACGACCAGCAACGATCTGGCCACCAAAGTGGTCGTGGCGGTCAATGGTCCTACGATCAGTTTGGCGGAAACTGGCACTGCGCAGCAAGCGGCTGGCGGCACCGTGAAAGTCCACAATATCCTCGACATGACGATGCCAAACACGTTGGGATTGTCGCTGAAAAATGGCCAAGCCTTACGGTTGGGACCTGCCACCGTCTTTGACAACGCGGTGCATGTGGCAGCGAATTTCGATGTGGCAGCGACGATGAAGGACGTCATCCAAGAGTTTTGGACATACACCAAAAACGGCCACGGGTTGGTGAATGGGGATATTGTGCAGCAACTTTCCGAAACGGGATTTGAAGTCGAGATTGCACGCGGGGTGTTCGCACGAACCGACAACAACAGCGGAACCATTCGACAAGTGAAAGGTCGATTCGAGACCAACGACGCCTTTGCACTGAAGAAAAGTACGGGCGGAGGCGCGTTCACCGCACTTAGCGGCAGTGCAAGCACGGAGTTGGCGTTGACTTCCACTTCGATCACCGGCGCAACCAAAAGGATGTTTCGAAAGTTGCAAGATGGCACGGAGATGGAGACCCAAGGTAACTTTGAAGTGGGCAATTATTACGTGTTGAATACCGGTGTGCAGGTGTTGAAGGCCGCTATCACAGGCGCAAATGCTGCCGATTTCGGGTTGAACACAACCGCTCTGGGTATCCAGAAAAAATACGACTTCAAGTTGGAAGCCGGTGCCTTGAGTGTGATCAGTGGCCCTGCTGCGGTGGCGGATGAATTGAAAAGTGGGATCATCACCTTCACCGTATCGTCTGGCATGTACGAGGGCGACTTTGGCACGGGGGTGAGTCAGGTGATCCAGTTCGTGCTGAAACATGACGGTGCCACGGGCAGTTCAAACAACGCCAATTGGGGATATTACAGCAGCGGCACGTCTCCCGACAACACGCAGACGAAAACATTGGCTGGATTGACCAGGTTGAATACCGGCAGTACGGTTGCTACCAACGATTACAGCATTTCATTTCAATCAGGCAACAAGTTGGATGGTAGTGGCACTTTCACTTCTGCAAGCAATGCGACCGTGACAATGAAGAACAGCAACAACGACGCGATTGAGTTTGGCACGGCTACGTTTGCAAAAAGCAACACCCTCGGTGCAATCGACATGACGTTGAATCTGGACAAAAACACGTTCTTGCTGGACAGCGACATGGAATTCGAGTTCACGTTGAAATTGGTCGCAGATAACATCCCTGCCGGCATTCCTAACGACGACGCGACCGTGTACGTCTTGTACAAATTCACCAACTTCCAAAAGCCATACGCGCTCCATTCCAACCAAGATTTTGCCAATCGTGCAACATGGAGAACGTTGCACGATACCGCGAATGCGTCCATCGCCGATTTCAGCATGATTGGTGAAACGTTCAAGGCAGTCAACGACAACTTTTACGTGGCCAGCCGCACCCAATCCCAACTCTTGGACATCGACGGGTTGACATGGGCGTACGACAACACGGCCGATGCAGAGAAGTACACGGCCAGCATCGATTTGAGCGCTGCGAAATCCACGCAAATTTCCAATTATGGCCGATTGGGTGCCGAGATACATACTGACTTGAAGGCGTTGAAGGCAGGGGCTGGTGATTCCTTCTCGGTGCCGGTCCAAGTGGATTTCTTAAACAAGGCAGTCAAAGGTGGATTCACCAAAAAGAACGGCGATGACCAAACCTTGCATTACTCCGATTTGTCGTTCACCGACGAAGTTCGGGATCCAGACAGTGTGAAGATCCATACGTTGGACGTTGCTTACACGGCTGGCACATCGGTGGTATTGACAATCAAATGCGACGATGCGGATCAGAAAACATTGAATCAAATTTCCGATGCGTACCCGGCCAACCAGAGCACGAATCGTAAAGCACCGTTTGGTACAAGCAGTGTGTCGGGGAAAATCACCCAGTTGGTATCCATGGATGGCGTGGCCATTGCTGCTTCTCCCGCGAGTGGAAGTTTGACGTTTCAAAATGCCGGCAGTTGGGGTATTGTACGCGCAACCAAAACGGTTGTATTAAGTACTAATTCAGGTAACGGAGGGACAACAAATGAAGTATATCTTAGAACCGCAGCAGGTGCTATCATTACCATCTCGTCCACTGGATCAACAATCAACTCACATATAGTTAATAAACTCAAAACGTCTTTTGACGATTTGGTGGCAGACGGCAGTCTTTCGGGATACACAATGTCACCACCATTTTGGAATGGTAATGGTAATGAATTTACCATAACCGGTCCGGCCAACGGTGAACAATTCGGTCTGAGCGGTAACGCCAATATATGTACTAAAACTACCACTACTTTAACCACTAGCAATGTGGACACCACCAACGGTGCAGCAGGCACCAACAGCGATTTGACCATCACGGTGGATGGGACCACAGAAACATTTGCCATTGGGCCAGTAGCAGGTGGATCCAGCACGTTGGCTGATTTGGCCGCTGCCGTCGCAGGCCATGCGTCGTTTAATGCTGGAACCATGAGTGCAGTGAGCGATGGAACGGATACCGTCACCTTTAGCAAAACTACGGGCGACTTCACCATCGACACCAACAGTGTAAACAACTCTGTCACTACCGGCACCACCACCCAACAGACCGCCAACTACGTCGCAGCCGGTAAGTTAGCCAACGCAGCCAACTTACCGATGACGTCCGGCAACTTCCAATTGCAAATCGATTCGGAAGCATCGTCCGTTGCCTTGACAAGCACCACGACGCAAGCCAATATTGATGGCAAAAAAAGGTTGACCGTCGATGGGGATATCAGTTTAAACAACGCATTGGCAATTGCAGCCGGCACGCAGATTATCTTCCAAAATAACACCTCGAAGTTGACCGGTGCATTGACATGCACAGGCACGGCTACTGACCCAATAGTATTTCAATCCGCCAACGATTCGATCGATGACGTCGGAAAGGGAGCATCAGGCCGAGAGAGCAACTGGAAATCCGTCAGTCTGGCAGCCGGGTCCAACTGCAATGGATGCGTGTTCTTAGGTGGTGGCAACGGGGAGGCAGGCACCGTGATTACCAACGGTGCAGTGACGATGACCAACTGCGCCATCTTCAACTCTGCCGCCAAAAGTATTTCGGTGGCATCCGGCAGTCCGACCCTTGATTTTATCACCGTCGGAAACAATGCCACGGACGCTCCGGACGGCACGCCTACCAATTTGATGACATTGACGGCTGGGGTGATGGTTCAAAGCAACGGCAGTGATTCCGACACCTTTGCGGCTGCCAATAGAGAATGGTTTGCTACGCAAAATCGCGTAGACATGCATTTGAGTTATGCTGTACCAACTCCATACGATTTGACCACCAATGCGGATCAAGGTGCAGGTGCCTTTATCTTCTACCGTTCTAGTCTGGCTGGCGGCATCAACGTGTTCCGAATGAATTCCTCCTCGAAATCATCCGTGGCACGTGCGGTATCCCTGTACAACCCTGCATTGGTGACATTGGAGCAAGCCGCCGATTTATCGTTTGCTAGGCGCACTCCGTTCACGGACCAAACCATTGGTACGTTACAGTTGGATGGTGCGGCATTGAGTTTGAAACATGAACCCGCACTGATTAAGATTATTTTAGTTGGAAGAACTGTGAGTCAAAACACCATTTCAGCAGGTGACGTAGTCACACTAACATCGGATGCGAATGGATCCATTGTCATTGGGACCATACAGAGCGATGTCAGTTTTCACGATACCGTCTTATACGTCAATGGTAATGGTAACCCAGTTGATACCAGCGACTTAGCGGCGGGAGAGAGACGGAATTTGCATATAGCGACGCAGGACCCCGCTTGGAATGCCAACTATGTGCATCGGGATGGTTTCACCGAATACAATATTGAAATTGGTCAATCCATTCCAGCCGGGATCTACGTCTACTTGGACAAAGAAAATACCCAAGGCAGTCTGAAGCGCAATTTGGATACCGGGGTGATCCAATTGTCGCGCAGTGCCACGGACATTCCATCCCAAGTCACGGTGAAAGTGAGCAACTCCAACCGCGGCATCTTCGACGTAGATAGCAAAGACGATTTGGCGCCTATCAATTTGACCTACACCGAAGATCCAAACCTCGAGGTGAAGCATCACGAGAAAGTCGTCAATCCATTTCGCAAAGTCATTGAAGCGGGCGATTACACCGGTGCCATCGATGTGGCAGGCATGACCCAAGTCATTATCGATGGTCCAGTCGTCTTGAAAACCGGCGCTTCCTTAGTCTTCGATGCCAATACCGATGTGGTGATGATCGAGCGGGATCGCACCGTAACCACTGGCGTGCTGTCCATGCGAGCAGACGAGTTGTTGGCAAGTATCGACGACAACACCGGGTTTGCCGTAGGTACCTACTATGCAGATTTAACGGGTGGAGATGGCACAGGCGGCAAAGTGAAAATCGTGGTGGCCGCCGGTGGTGCCATCAGCGATTTGGACGTGACCCATCAAGGATCTGGATTTGCGGCTGGAAACACGTTGACCGTGGCCAGTACACAAACCAACGACGTCGGCGATGCAACGTTGGGAAAAGATTTGACCATCACGTTGACTGCTCTGGACGTGGCCGATGTGTATCCATACGATATGTCGGGCATAATCGAAAACGGGGGAGAAGTTAGTTTTGGAGCAAATTGCGTGGTACGCACGAACACCGATTACCAACTATCCAAAGCCAACAATGCGAAAGTGTTGGGAATGGTCTGCGGTACCACTTCACCTCCAATTGTACAAGCAACTGCCACCGTTACGATCAAGGATGTTCCCGGCGGCAACCCCGCCAAACAACTTGACTTTAGGGTTACTTCCGGCGGTGTCAACACCGATGTTACATACACCGCTCCAGCGATTACACGAGCAACTGCCACCATTAACATCAACAGCCCAGGTCAAGACGGTCAACTTTACCGACTTGTTATAGGAGGCGAAAATTGCGATTACACACCTAACGGCAATGACGCTGATGCTGCTGCTACTGTTACTGAATTTATGGTAGCAATCGCCCCCCAATTGCCCGACCACTTTGTTGTAAATCCTTCTTCCTCGACCTCCTTCGAGATCATGGGATCACATACTGGTGAGGATTTCACTTACAACGGTGACGCCGCTTTGGCAGGTATCAGTTCTTTGGAAGGAAACACATCGCCAATCACCACTACTAACGGTTATACCGGTGGCGCAACCGCAGCCGTCGCTGCTGATGCTTTGCGAACTGCTCTTACTGCCAAAACCGCACAGGGCCAATCTTTGGTCGGATTTACCATCGGAGGTACCGGTGCTGCTATCACCATGACGGGTTTGGCAACTGGTGCAGATTTCAGTTACAAAATTTTAAATGCAGACATGGCTAACTTTTCCGATTTGACAAGTTTCGATCCGGTGACTACTACCAACGGTTCAGACGGCACCACCACAATGAAACGGTTCTACATCAACCGCGAATTGGTCAGTTTGGCCGTGGAAGCCCCAACAGGCAATGCCGCCGACATGTTCTTCGTGCCTTGCCGCATGGCTTCTTGTACTGCGGCAGATGCCAAGAATTTGACCCATGCCAACCGCTTGACGGACGCGATCCGTTTGCCAGCGACTGTGGACGATTATTCGTGCACCGACGTTGCATTGGTCGATCAAGCGTTGACCATCAATGCCACCAAAACGTTGCGTGTGGAGCCAGGAGCACGATTGGTCGGCCACAAAAGCATTGCGGAGAAAATTGCGGGAAGTGCCATGGGCGCCAAAACCGTCACGGTTACCGGTACCTTGCAATGCTTAGGATTCGACAGCACCAATGCTGCCGAATTGCATGGCTTGAACGTTGCAGGTGCCGGCAGCATCCAACTCCGCCATGCGCTCGTCACGTTGTTGGGTGATAGCGACAAGATCGATTTCAACACCGCCGATGCCGATTCGTTCATCGATCGCGTGGAAATCAAAGCCACTGCAAGCGGCAGCCGTGCGGCTGGCTTGAACTTTGGTGCAAATTTGAACACCCGCGCATCGGTGTTGGAAGCCCGACAAATCAAGATGGACGGCGCGCCTATCCAGGTAGAGACCAACAACCTCTTGTTGCAAGATTGCGACGTGTTGAACATTCATAGTTCGAAATACGGCGTCAAGGTTACCACCTACGGGTCCACCATTCGAAAAATCCGCGTCAACGGGGAAAAATTAGTGGAGGGTGCGTCTGGCACCTTGTTAAACTCTGTGCAGAATGGTACCTTTATGAAGGATGTGGAGCAAGGAATTGTCGGTGCAAGTGAAGGGGCCTTCGAGAACGATTTGGTCATTCACAACGTTGCAGCGGCAGCCTTCAATGCCCGTGCTAGACTGTATGCGGAGAAAGAAGCCAACGACAACAGCATCCCATTAACCAAATCGTTGACGGAAGCAGATGGATTCGTGCCTGCCAGGGCCGATGCTGCATTGGCGGCCTACAACAACGAGCGTGCAGGATTCGGTGGTGCCGCAATTGCGGACCAAGCCGCCTTTCGCGCTGCCATCGCAATGGAGGGTGCAGCGGATTATTTCATGCACGTGGGGCAAACCTTCGACAAAGACGTGGACCAGTTGGCGGTGAAGGAAAGCACGACTAAAATGGCCGAGTTGTTCCTAGGGCACATGATACTGAACGGGGAATTGTTGAGTCGTGTCGAGGTTGCCCTAAGTGTGGAGTCCGCCACTGCCGACGTCTTCGACGACGACAGTTTGACACGCACCATCGTGGCGGCCACGGAGAAGTGCACGTTTAAAGGCAGCATCGCTACCACGGCATTCACCTTTACGCAAAAACCTATCTTGTTGGTGAACGGCGGCTTGCGCGATGCACAGTCTACCCAGTCCGATCCTCAGGCAACCAATGCGTCAGCCACCAATACGGCGGTAGAGATCGATGCCTTCAACGCCTATGCCACGTTGGGCAACCAAACGATGAACTATGCGAGCGTGGCTGCCACTGGTGATTTGGGCACGCCGGCGAAAAAACGGGTGTTGGTCAGCCAATCGGATCTGTTCACCGTGACCATGAGCGCTGCATTAGATGGTACTTCCAACTACAAATACGATCCGTACATCATCCAATCCGAATATGGTCGGTTGGACAAGGGCGCTTACAATCTAGCACGAAGTGCAGGCGATCTGGCGTACGTCGGTATCTTTGGCAGCAGAGGAGAAGTGGCATTGACTGCCAACGACAACCACGTGGCGATCCTCCACACCTTGGGAAATGCAGCAAGTGGCACGTTGAAAAACACCTACATCGAAGACTGTACCGGGCATGCGATTGCCGGTGCTGGGGTACTTAATACGCGCGTCGAATGCGTGGACTACGGGGATCGATTGTGCAGTGGTGATATTACACAAGGTGGCGCTGTCTTGTATGCCGAAAGCGAGAAAGCGCCACGCGGATCCGAGGCTACACAATTCGGCAGCACCAACGATGTGACTGATATCCAAGCACCACATGTGGCATTCTTTACCCTACCAAATGCCGGATCTTCGTTCGGTGCAATTTCGGATGCAAATCGATTCGCGCACTGGTGGAACCCATTGAAAACCTTCACTGCTGCTTACCAATTCCAAGGATTGGGCGCCAACAATTCCCAAGCCATCGTGTATGGTTACTTGCAAGCGGACGGCACTCCGGCGATCTTGAATGGAGGAGAGGCAGCGAGATTGAGCGCGACCCAAATCGGTGCCACCAAATTCTACGAGTTGAAGAAAGAGGCGGCGACGCCAGGGGCGCCAAAAGTCCATTACAAGACCGCAGGCTCCAATGCGGTGGAAGTCAGCATGGCTGCCGAGGTGACGATGGCTGCAGCGGCTGCGGGTGCCCCAACTAACCAAAACAGCATGCTACAACACGACACTGCCAAACGTACAGATCGAACCGCCAATGGTGATACCATTGCGTTGCAAGCGGCGCAGTTGACATTAGATGATGCTGCGTTGTGGGGTGCGAAAAAGCAGGTGGTGACTGCGACGCCACCATCCGGTTCCTACAACGAACTGTTGTTGCCAGCCAACGACGCGGTGGAAGGGTCGGTCCAATTTGCTTCGCAAAAAAGCATTCCTACTGGTGACTACGTCTTCAAGCGTATCGAGTATGCGGTGGCAAAAGATTTGCAATACGGTGCACAGGGTTCGATGAATCCATCTCCTCGTGGATTCACCGTTTCCGATACGCAAACATTGACGGTCACGGTGAAGCAGCAGCCGAAATTGCAGTTGTTTGCCAAAGGTGCCGGTGCGGAAGCGCAATTGGATACGGACCGCATTCGTATTTTGCGCCACAGCCAGTTGAATGCTGGCGCTGGTGGAGACATCAAAGCGATTGTAAGGGTGAATATTGTCAATCCGGATACCATTGCCAACATATCGGTGATTGATCCTGCCAACCAACCCAAATTTACCGCATCCAATACGAAAGTGGTGAGTGTGGCCGGTGAACATGCTGCTGCGGATGCCACAGGACAGACGTTGGTCTTGAAACTGAACGAAACAGCAGGTGCTTATAGTGGAGCAAACAACGGCTTGACCGTGCAAAACGTCATGGAAGGGGAAGTTGCCAATTCCGAATTCGGTACCCAATCGGTGACGATCAAATCGGTCACCGATATCGCCACCGTGGATATTGATGGGACGTATTTCGATACAAACAACAACAATACCCACCTGGTGTGCAGGAACAAATGGTACGATTTCGCGATAGCGCCGTCTCCAAACGTTCGTAGCATCGCGGTGAACGTGACACCCGGCACAAGAACATTGGCAGGGGATTCACGATGCACCATCACGGCTACCGAGACGCTGGGTAATACTGATACCCTCACCGACTTTATTGGGGATTGGGTATGGGCGCAAGATACCAACAGTAACATCGATACTTTGACCGGTACATTGAGTTTGCCGGCTCAAAGCGAGACGTTTGGCTCGGGCGCCAACACGGCACTGAACGGGAATCAGAACTTCAGCAAGCCGGTGGTAATCATCGAAGGGGAAGTGACCATTACCGGGAACGTCGTTGTCGGCGCCAATGTGGATCAAATCTTGTTCAAGGACAATGCTAAATTGGTCATTTCCGGCAACTTAACTATCGACCGCGACGACTTGGCCAAACCGGTGTTGGTTCGCCACATCGACGATCATACGTTACAATTTTGTCAAGGCGAATTCGAAGGTATTGAGGTAGCGGGAACTGGTTCCAGCATCAAAGGCCTGATGATCGTGGGCGGAAAAAATCAGTTGAGTGTACAAGGTGGAACTTTGGGCGGTGACACCGCTGCCAAAGGCATTCGCCTCATCAACGGTTGCGAGAAAGCGTTGCAAATCACGGGAGAACTGAGTGGACACTGCCAGAACGTGTACATTCGCGGTGCCAAGGTTGGCTTGTTAGTGAGCGGCACCACGGCTGCAACGGAGTTGAAGGATATACGCATCGACGATTGCCTCAACAACGCGTTGACGGTGAACAGTGCCGTCAGTATCGGGAACATCTTTGTCAACAGTCCTTCCGAACCACGGGACACGGGCATGTCCAGGTTAATGGGAACTGGTGCGGTGACACTGCTTTCATCCACCACCCAGTACATGGCAGCGGATACACGCAACCAAGGGTCGTTGACGGGCATTACATCGTGGACATCCTCGGCCGGCGATTCCGAAGGGACTGGGCAATTCCTACTACGGGTTAATGATCCAATCTTCTCGAACGTAACTTTCGATTTCTCCAGCGTCTTGAGCGCCGGCGACAGTTTCACCGTGTTCAACAAGGCGAACCCAGGCCAAGCAACCACGGTAGCGGACAAAACGGATTCGGTTGGCACCTTCACCGTAGACGGTGTAGTAGGAACAGCGTATGTTTCACCATTGGAGACCACTGGTTTGGTAGACAATAACTATTACGTCTTGTCGGTGGGCAATCCCGTTGCTAGCGATCTAGCAAATGCAGCGTCCACTCCAGTGGTCAATTATGATCAAGCAGCAGGTGCCGATCGCATGGCAACGTTGAAAACCATGGGCTACGTGCCAGACAAAGACATCAGCACCACGGCACAAGTCCAGTACAAAGAGGAATACAGTCATTATTACACCGATGCCAACATGACCGCCAGCGCGCGAACCTCGACCGACGCCACCAATTCGTACAAGATTCAAACAAAGGAATACATGCAAGGATTGCGCTTCTCTGCCAACCAATACACGGCTACCAAAAGTGCTGGGAATACGGCTAGCATCAGTGGAAATGACAAAGTGCACAAGGATGCTACGTTGGCATGGGCAGGTAATGCATTGACGGCGCTGCAACTGTTCACCGGCACCAGCACCAGAGCAGCAGACACCAAAACGTCGATTGCGAAAGCAACCTCCAGCAGTATCACCATGCCTACGATTGCAAACAACCCGGACGAGTACGATCTGGAAACATTGGCGGTGGCAGCGAAATACGATTTTGCGCGATTGAAAATCAATGCCACGCCTGCCAGCACCAGCGCGACAGAGACCAAGAGTGCCAGTTACAGTATGTTTAGTACGTTGGCGGTATACGGCGATGCGCCGCAATTCCGCATCTTGTCGAAAGATTCGGGCGCCAACACGGATTACATCGGAACCAACGCGCACAATTGGTTGTTTGCAGGATCCACCGTCTCCGGTGCCGGCAGTTGCTCGCCGATGGTCGTGTTGACCTTTGGCGGCGATATGCCAAGTGGGTTGGAGTACGACATTCCAGTCACGCAAAGTGGCGGGGCCGGTGGCAGAGTGTACGGCATCGACAACACCAACAAGAAACTGTTGGTGGGTGAAGTTACCGGTACCTTCGTGACCACGGAAAACTTGTTGGTGAACGGCGCCGACAGTTCCCAAGCACCGACGGCAGTGGACAATGACAATCGTTTGATGAAAACCGCCGACGTAACGATGGGATACATTTTGGACGAGGCAGGCAACTACGTGGACATCGATTTCAACGAACAGAAGAATGCAGGCATCACTGCGCCGCAGACACTGAGTTACACCATGCAGAACGAGGCGTACTTGAGTGTGCTGGATGCACATCCGTTCGGCATCGGCGACAAACGCCACGCCAATTACACTTTCGGCACGACGGACGCAGACGTCATGGAAACCCATGGGTCGAACTACTTGAGCCGCAGCGGCCCAACATTTGCAAACGACGGGGAAATCGTGATCACCCAGAAGGATACCATCGATTTGCCGGACAACGACAATACCAACGATTTGATCAATGTTGGCAATTTCAGCATGCCAAATGCCATGACGCTGAGTGGTACTGACACCGCGTTGTCGTTGCAAAACTTGACCAATGCCTTGACCGAAGTGCGCGGGTGCATCCGTCCACACTTGCACAGCACCTTCACTGCTGCACAGGCTGAGACGGAAAAAGCGGGATATTCCAGTACATTTACCACGGCATTCAACAGATTGGTTCCGCAAGCGAATGGTTCCATTGCGACGATGAAAATCTCGCCAGCGTTGACAGATGGCACTGGCGGTACCAATGGATTTGCAGTTATACAAGGTGGAGATGCAATCAAGGACATTGATTTCATCCAAGCCTACGGGACTGCGCCTGCTGCTTACACCGCAGAGTCGAAGACGCAGTTGAAGGATGGCTACATACTGGAATTCGATCGTGGGTTGCAAACGGATTTGGTAGGGCATCAACAAACAGACGTGACCATCACCTTCGCTACCAACGGGGCAAACAGCAACGTCGTGATCAGCGGGTTGATGAGCCATGGGTTGTTGGTGCATGCATTTGTGGAAATCAAAGGGGCAGCCGTGAGTGCCGGCAACAAAGGAACGTTCAGGATCACCGCGGTAACCGACGATACGTTCACCATCGTGAATGCGGTCGGTGTGGCCGAAACGCAATCCGGTAGGGTCGAAGAGATCCGCGATCTGGGATTGGAATTTTCAGATCAGACCACGCTGAGCACGCGTGCACTGACCACTACATTGGCGTGCCGTCCTGGATTGAAGTACAAGACTAGTTTTGGAGACAGCGGCGCGAACGGCACCTTCACCTACTCGACCCAATACTTCCCAAAGATCCAGTTGGATCCTACGCTCTCGGTGGTAGCGGGCGTGCCAAAAATGATCGATGGGTTGGGCACCCAATGCGACGACAATGCCGTGGCATGCAAATCGCTGAACCAGATTATTTCCCAACATGCCAGTTACATCGGCCCGATGGGAGGCATGTGCTTGGTCGAACGGTTGAGTGTACAAGATTTCTCAACTACCATGGAGAAAACGCCGAAACTGTTCAAGTTGCCGGAGCAGCAACTAGACAACACCCATCCTCAAGGACGCACAGGTACCTTGGAAATTGTAACCGACGCCACCGCGCGAGTGAATGGGTTCAAAGCGAAGTTTGTCACGGATTGCTGCATCTACGTGCGGGACGAGGGAGCACAGTACGCTCTCAAAACGGCCAATGCCGCGCACGCGGACAGCCAGTCGATCGGCGTGCTTCAGAAAGTCAGCGATTCCACCGCGGTGTTGAAAGTCGGGGATACCATCACCGATGGCGATGGGGCTGGGTCCGGAATTGTCCAAAAGATCGTCATCACGAAAGTGACCGGAACCGACCAAACCATCCAGATTCAAATGAGCACGACCACCGATATCAAAGCCGAATCGGCGGCAAATGATACCTTGAACGTTGGTAACAATGTCGTATTCACCCATGGAACCACAGGCGGTGCCATATCATGGACCATTGGATCTTCTTACTACACAGGATCGCAAAGACCGATCGCCGACGGCCACATGGTACTGTTTGCCGACAAAGACAATGCCGGAGGCAAATACGGCGTGCTGAAAGCAAGCACGTGGGATGGGTCAGCCGGGGCCAAGACCATGGTCTTTACGCGCACCAACGACGCACAAACGCAACAAGAACGAGACAACGAGAGGATCCCTCTCGAAGCCGATTTGGCAGATGGCAACAGGGTCTTGTTCTTCAACACGCAGAGCATCGATGCGAATTTGAACGGATTGGGAGACGCGACATTCGTCTCGGGGCATCAAAAGGGTGGTGAAAACAACAAGTTCAAGGTGGTGGAGCAAACATCAGGGGAACATCCGGACAAATTGTTGATCATGGGATTGTCTACGCACGGCATTCGCACGAATTCCAACGGTGTGTACGAGAACGCGTCCAGCACGTACTTCTTGCACATGCGCATGGATGACAAGGAAATTGGTGGATCGTTGTTCTTGAACAAGGTTGTGTGTATTAAAACCGATTTGGCCAATCCGTACTCGATGATGCGTACCACGACCGTCGGCAGCAACAGCAGCGCCGATTTGCAGATGTCCAACGTGATTCGCGGGACACAACAATCGGTGGTCTCAGGGCACACCACCTACCCATACCAAACCAAGGAGTTGGAGGTGGTCGGCATCGACATGAGCAGTAATGCAAGTGTAGCCAACAATCCAGCGCATTGGGGTGGGGCTAGACCTACCACGCGTACACAGGACTTGAGCGGTATTTTGATCGTGAATCCCGACGAGTTGACCGAGCACGGCAGTCCATACGTTCAAAATGCCGACGCCATCCACGGTGCCTTACAAGCCTTGAAACGTCCAAGTATGGGCGGTCCGTCGGATTCGCAAGTGCAGGTGACAGGGGTCAACAACACCAAGAAAGTAACCTTCGCCTTCACCAACCACGTGGCGCTTCCAGTTGACGGAAAAATTGTATTGACGGTGCCATCCGCCTTCACCTTCGCGGCAGCACCTGCCGTGGAGTCCGGCTCCATCGATGGGGGTTTTACGGCAGCAACGGTAGGCAACATCATCACGATTACCCGAAACGGCGCAGGGAATGCTACTGCTGCTAACACTGCGGCCTCCATCACTGTGGACGCAACTGCGCTGGGAGTTACTGGAACCGACGGCTTCGAGATTTACACCACGGACAGCAGCGGAACGATATTGGAGAGTGATTTCAAATCCAGAGCAATCACCATATAAATATATATATAAAGTGAGAGAGTAAAAACAAAAATAAAAATATTATTAAGTTAATTTTCTAAAACTTTTTTTTCCACGCCCAAATAAATTTGCATGGACCAGCATTTGACCAAGTGCATCAAACTCTTGAAAAACCGGCACCACGGACCGTCCCACAAAAGCAATATCCCGCGCGCGTGCATCGTGTGCCGTGCATCGACCGCCCATTTGATCCACGTTTCCGTCTTGTACCAACCCACCGTGGCCATCTGTCCCACTTGCCTGAAAAAAAAATAATCTGGTAGTACAAACAAACCAAATGTCGAAGTGGAACACCTCGTACCTGCCGTCGTCCAAAACCCCAAGCCAACTCTTAGAAGGTGGTATCCAACCTGGCTTTGCATGGCTTTCATTCGGCCCCTTGCAAGCCGGAGTGGCGGTGTTGATTTCCCTGCTGGTGCTGCAACCACCCTTTGTCATGGACAAAGAGGACGATTACCAAACATTGTCCTTGATACGATTATGCATCTGGGTGCTGCTTTCCATGGCCGCGGTATGGGGGTTGCCCAAAGTCCTGCCTCACTAACCTCAAAAAAAGTATTTTTTTTCCGCCCCTAGAACAAAACCATGCTATTGCACATTGCAAACGGGGCCATAGGACTGGCCACGCTACTGTTGCTGCCGAAGGACAACCCGAGGGAACAATCCATGGTGCAAAATACCGGCGCCTACGTCGGCGCCATCTGCATTGCACCTTGGTTGTTCAAACAGTTGGGTGGAGAAGGCATCGGGGCCACGTTTTCCATGGTCGTCTTGTTTCTCCACATGCTGGCGTTGACCGGCAAAGACGACGCGGAGGTCGCCACGAAAAACGCGATGGACATGAAGGGAAGCGCGAACTCGCTGATTGCCGGCATCTTGACGTACGCGTTCCTGATCTCCGCGATCAAGAACAAGAAAGAGTATTACTCCACGACCAGCGCCAGCGCAAAAGCCTGGATGGTGTCGTTGTTGGGAGCGGTTATCTTCTTGCTGCCGGACATCCCGTTCAAAGCGGATTCGTACGAGTCGTACTACATTCGGCAGATCCAGTACATCATGCTGTCTTTCGTGCTGGGATTTTTCGTCAGCGGCATCGTTTTGTCCGCAAAGTAAGGCATACCTAGAACTTTTTTTTTCAAGACTCTTCTTCAAACATGTACCCCGTCCACACTCGGGTATTGATCGTCCGCGGGTTTTTCTGCTCCAACGAGGCCAAAGAATTGGCTAGGTCCCGCAACATACGTGATTTTCGACCCACCGGCACGGTCGTATACGCGAAGCACCTGGAGCATCGTGTGAAATTGGACCAAGCGTTGAGCGACATCAATTTGGTCACGAGGTTGTCGATTGAAGACCTGCAACTGATCACCCCGAAGCACATAAGTTCATCTTCCGTGGAAAAAAAAAAGGACGAGCAGGAAAAACAATAATGAATACCCCGAACGTCACCGCTATGTGCCTCGACTCCTTTGTCCAGATGGAGGGTCAATTTTTGTCCAGCCTGATGGAAGTGTTCCCGGAATGCCCCAACTTGAGGCAAGTCAAGTTGGAACTCAACATGGCCACCACGATTCCAGCCCAAAAACAAGCGTTGGTCGAGGATTGGATCCAGTACATGGGGCCGTATTTCGCCGACTGTGCCAACAAAAACACAGCCAAAGTCATCCAAGACAAGAACTTTCCACCCAGTGTCCAGCGCATCGAGATCGAGAAGAAGTGGCAGGATCCGGACATCGATGCCAACACCCACGAAGCCGTGTGGGCGTACTTGAACGAACTGAACCGGCTGGCGCAGATGTACCAACTGTATACGGCCGTTCCCGGAGGCATGATGTCCACCATCACCAACATGGCGCAGGACATGGCGACCCAGATTCAATCCGGCAACATGGACATGAGCAACTTGAACCTGGAACAACTGAGCCAGCAGGTCAGCCAGCAAATCGACCAGAACGAGTTGAACCAATTCGCCAGCAACATCAACCCGAATGCGATGGGCAGTTTGATGGGAATGATGGGCAACATGTCGAACAACATGAGGAAGCAATGAGTTTGCGTTGATTAAATTTTTTTTTTCTGGCACATATTCAAAAACCACACAAATGCTAAGGCGAAAAATTCAATCAACAAGTGGGACAACACAAGGACAACAAGGCGATAAAGGGATCCAAGGAGACAAAGGGATTGCTGGAATTCAAGGAGACAAAGGGATTGCTGGCGTAGCCGGGGAGGATGTCAAAGGTCAAAAGGGCGAAGCGGGACAAAATGCTACGGCATTGGCAGGCAGCAAAGGAGACAAAGGGATTGCTGGCGTAGCCGGGGAGGATGTCAAAGGCCAAAAAGGGGAGCCCGGTGAATCAAGCGTATCAGAAGGTAGTAAAGGCAGCAAAGGCGACAAAGGGATTGCTGGCCAACAAGGAGATAAAGGGATTGCTGGCATCGCCGGGGATGACGTCAAAGGCCAAAAAGGGGAACCGGGACAAGATGCTACGGCGCTAGCAGGTAGTAAAGGCGAGAAAGGGATCCAAGGGCAACAAGGCGACAAAGGGATCAAAGGACCACAAGGTGAGAAGGGAGTCCAAGGGATGCAAGGCGACAAAGGGATTGCTGGCATAGCCGGCGATGATGTCAAAGGCCAAAAAGGGGAACCCGGGCAAGACGGAAACGGCCCGTTTGATGCAAACAACCGGATGACTGGGCATATTATTCCAACTGATAATAGTCAATTCGATTTAGGGAATGCGGAGTATAAAATTCGGCACTTGTTTTTGAGCGACAACAGCCTGTGGTTGGGAGATCGACACAAGATAAGTGTTGACGACACAGGTGCAAACCCTGGAATCAAATTTAAAAAGAGACAAGATTTGCCGGCAGGAAAAAGCGACGCCGATGTTCCTTCCGGAAAAAACAAAACGACCATGACCGTCCAGGATTGGATAACTGAAACTGGAGAAACCGTAGATCAATTGTTTCCAAATATGGCATTTGATGATCAGAATTCATTTGAACCAATTGTTTCCGTTGATACTAATGGGCATGTCATTGATTACCACCAAACGCCGTTTCGTATTTTACTTTTGGGTGGAGGAGGAGTTATTGATTTGGTAAATATCGTCAACGTCCCCCGCGACACCACGTTCTATGTCGCGGTTTCGAATGCAGGAACGGATCCTCAAGGAAACCCTTACGTTGACTACGTGGCCGACCATTTGATTACGTTCAATGTTACTACTGAAAATGGCGTAAGCGGCCAATTCACACGAAAATCGTACACGGATGGAGTTGGTGTGGTTCAAATCGATGAAGTACGAATGCATGTGCTCGAGACCAATTTAGGGGGAGCACAAACCCTAGCCCTGATTGGTGAGAGTGTCTCCATGGAGTTGGGTACTCTACAGTCTACAGGTACAAATAATAGTTTTTAAAAAAAAATATTTTACTCTGTTATTTAATTGAGCCCAATCTGGCACAAACTGAGAAATGGTTGGGTTTCCATTGCACCTTCATCGACCACGTAGAAGTGCTCCAGTTCCATCCATCCCTTGTGAAACTTCTTTTCGTCGGACTCGCTGCGTTGCTTCTCCATCTCTTGCAACGAAATGCTGGTCGGCGTCGTGGTTCCCCTGACTTTGCAATAGACCACTTTGCCTTTGTAGTGGATGGGATTCCCACACCCGTTCCTCGCCATGTCGTAGTGGAGACTCGAGATGTTGGGTATATCGATGGGTGGCGGTCGGCGTTTGATCCATTTCCCGCCTAAGTTCCACTCGATGTTTCTGGGATCGTTGGGGTTGTTCTTGTCGCGGTAAACCGTACTGTGACCAGATGCCTTCGCATCGTTCGCATCTTGCATGAACTCGGAATCCAATAACTTACTCATCTTTCTTTTTTTTCATGGAATGTGTTTTATTATATAATGTGTTCTATATAATGTGATATACTGTAAGGGCAATTACCGGTATACCGGTTGAAAACTTACGAACCCGCATGATTAGGTCTAAGAATATATTGTGACAACACCAAGAATATATATTGTAAAAAAATACATATCCACTCCACGATGGAAAAGAAGCAATTGAAGACGATCGAGTCTTACTTTCTGAACCATGGCCACTCGCACCATCAAATTCAGGGATGGGAAGTGTTTTTAAAAAGTATATTGGAAGAAATCATCACCGAAAGCCAATGGATCAACGAGCACGACGTGAAATTTGCGACCGGATCCGTCGTCATCACCGTGGGAAAAGGCGAGAAGGAGCAGACCCACACCATCACCTTTCTGGACGTCACGGTGTGGCCCCCGAACGCCAAAGAGAGCAACGGGGAGGTGCGCAACGTCACCGCGCACGAGTGCCGCATTCGAAAACTGACGTACGCGAACCCCATCACCTGCAACGTGCTCCACGAGGTGCAATATTTGTCGGAAGGCGTGGAGAAGAAACGGGTGCGAAGGTATCAGGACATGGCGATTTGCCGCTTGCCTGCGATGGTGGGGGTGGCGTACAACGACAACCATGAACCGGAGAAAGACGAGTGTCTGTTCGACGAGGGCGGGTACTTCATCATCAACGGGTTGGAAAGGGTCCTCACCTCCCAACTGAAACTGCGCGTCAACACGTTGTTCGTGTTCGCTGGGAAATCTCCCGGAAAATACAGTTACATTGCGGAAATCCGCAGTTTGCACAGCACCAAATACCGCAGCACGTCCACGTTGAAAATAGCGGTCGCTACCCCGAAACACGCCGATTACATCGCGGTGATCGTCCCGTTCTTGATGAAGACGCCGACGACCAAGTTGATTCTGGGGTTGCAGTCGATCTTCACGCTGATGGGGGTTCCCGACAGGCAGCAGGTGCTGGACCTGATTTGCCCAGCGCAGTGGCCATTAAAATGCAAAGAGTTGGTGGAGACGAGTTTGAAGAACGATATCTTGGCCGAAATGACAAGGGAGGAAATATTAGTCTGGGTGGGAAAGAACGGCACGCAAGAGCCGACCAGGGAAAAGCAGCAGCGCTACGTGTTCCACATTTTCCAGAACGAGACGCTTCCCCACATCGGCATGGACCAGCAGCCGGAGACGATGCGCCACAAAGCGTTTTATATCGCGCACATGGTCCGCAAAGTGGTCCAGGTGCACTTTGGGTTGGAGTTGCCCAGCGACCGGGACCACAACATGAACAAGAAGTTGGATGGGCCGGGTCCCTTGATGGCGGTGATTTTTCGCCAGATCTACCGCCGGTTCCTGCGCAACTTCAAGCAAACGTTGACGAAGGCGTTGAACACGAAGAAGACGGAGTGGGTCCGGATCAACGACTACATCAACGCCTCGCGAATCACGAGCAACGTGTCGTACCACTTTGCCACGGGCAACTGGAGTTTGCAAAAAGGGATCAACATGGGGGTCGTCCAAAACTTGAACCGCATGTCTAGGATCGCCTCGTACTCCCAACTACGCCGGATCAACACCCCGATGAACAAGGACGGGAACAAAAACACCACCCCGCGCCAACTCCATCGGACCGAATGGGGCATTTTTTGCACCATCGAGACCCCGGAAGGCCAAGGGGTAGGCATGACAAAAAACCTCGCTTTGTGCACCCACGTGTGCGTCGGCAACACCGTGGACCACGCCCTCTTCGAATCCATGATCGTCGAGTGGCTCGATCTGGAGCCCTTCCACCCGTTCCAGCATCGGGAAGGGATCGTGTTCCTGAACTCGAAAATGATCGGGGTCCACCAGAACATCGAAGTGGTCTACTCCGATGCGATCGACATGCGCCGGCACCAGGACGGCATTCCCTTCGACACCTCCATCCACGTCGAGGATGGCAACTTGTACTTGTTCTCCGACCAAGGAAGATGTGTGCGCCCGGTCTTCGTCATGGAGAACATGACCAAATTCGACGCGATCTACGAGCGCACGACGACGAAAGAGTTGTTCCCGGAACTGCTGCGGCAAGGCGTCATCGAGTACTTGGACAAGCGCGAAGAGGAGCACTTGCTGGTCGCGAGCACGATGGAGAAAGCGCGCAGTTCCTTCAAGTACACGCACATGGAAATCCACCCCATGGTCATCCTAGGGCTGATCGGGGCGCTGGAAGTGTTTCCCCACCACAACCAGGCTCCGCGGAATGCTTTTTTCGCGAGCATGGTCAAGCAGGCGCTCGGATTCGGATCGCTGGACTACGCGAAGCGGATGGACCTGCATTCGTTCGTGCAAGAGACCCCGCAGCGCCCGCTCGTCAGTTCGTACATGACCAACGTCAGGCATCAAGGAGCCTTGCCTGCTGGCATGTCTTGCATCGTGGCGATCTGCTGTTACGGTGGATTTAACCAGGAAGATTCCATACTCTTGTGCCGTCAGTCGGTAGAGCGCGGCTTGGGTGTGAAGACGTATTACCACACGATTGTGGAAGACTGCTCCACCACGAAAGGGGAGATGGAGTATTTCGAACAGCCGGACTTCTCCAGACACGAGTACGTAAATAAGCGGGGCAACGCCAACTACGACACCATAGACGAGGACGGGACGCCTCCTGTCGGCACCATTTTGGAAGTGGGCGACGTGGTGATCGGGAAGACGATGGAAGTCGTGGAGATCGATGCCACCGGGAAGCAAAAAAAGGTGAAGCGGGACAAATCGCGGATCATACGCAAAGGAGAGGAAGGCGTCGTGGACAAGGTGTTGCGGACCATGACAAAGGACGGGCTGCATATGATACAGGTAAAGATGAGGCAGCGAAGGGTGCCGGAGATCGGGGATAAATTTTCTTCCAGGCATGGTCAGAAAGGTACCGTGGGCCAATTGATCGACCAGTGGGATATGCCCTACACCGCGGACGGTACCACGCCGGACATTGTGTTGAATCCACAAGCACTCCCATCAAGGATGACTATTGGGCATTTGATTGAATGTTTGTTGGGAAAGACCTGCGCCTTGGAGGGAAAGTATGGGGATGGAACGCCGTTCAACAGCATCTCGGTGGAGACGATCGCGGAGGCGTTGAAAGAGCACGGGTTTAGTAAATACGGATCCGAGCAGATGTATTCGGGCTACACCGGGAAGCCGATGAAAGGGAAAGTGTTTATCGGGCCGACGTATTACAACATCTTGAAGCATATGGTCCGCGACAAAATGTACTCGAGAAATTTAGGGAAAAACACGTTGAGAAACCGGCAGCCACCGGAGGGTCGAAAAAGGGGAGGTGGTTTGAGGTTCGGAGAGGTAAGTTATATATTTTATTTGTTGTTTGTTAATCAAAGTAAAAAAAACTAACTGGTTATTATTATTTTAGATGGAACGGGACGTGGCCGTGTCGCATGGTGCGTCTGCATTTGCAAAAGATAGAATGTTCGAGCAGAGCGATTATTACGTGGCACCGATATGCAAAACCTGCGGTACCATAGCCATCCCAGCCAATTCCAAAACCTACGGCACCAGCGTGTACAGAAAAGCGCGTTGCCCTTCGTGCAAAACGTCGGAAGTGGTGGAGACGGAAATACCGTACAGCACCAAGCGATTGGTCCAGATGGCGCAGGGCATGCATATCAAATTAAAAATGAACGTCGTCCCTAAAAGTACCTAAATCCGTCGTTAAATAATTGTATTAAAGTGTACATACTTGTCTTTGTCGATGACAATCGTGCAGGATGGACCCGCTGGAAACACCTGTTCTACATCTGCTTTCCATACACCGGCATGTTCAACATCTTGGTATATATTTTTTATTTTGTACACAGACATATCTTCGAGTTTCTGAATGTTGGACCCCGCTTCAAACGGTGTGTTTCTTGTTTTTTTCTTGGGTTGTTCCTTTATATCGACGGTTTTTGCTTTTCTTTTCTTTTTCGTTTTCTTTTTGACAGTTGCAGTTGTTACGATTTTCCCACCAGAGACCTGTTGTTGTGTATCAATATCAAAACAGCAATCGGTATCACTTAAATTGTCGGTATCTTCGACACAACATGTTTTATTTGAAATTTTTGAATTTTCCATTGTATCAATTTGCATGTTGTCAAAACCTTCATACGGTTGAGTTCTTATATCATGATTTTTATACAGTAGTGAGTTATCATCATCCTTTTTGTCGTCCAAAATAAATGTAAAATTGGTATTGAAACCAAAATCGAAATCGAAATTGTCATTTTCGACATTTTCGTCAAAAACATTTTCTAAAACATTTTCGTTTAAAACATTTTCGTCTAAAACATTTTCTAAATCTTGTATTGAAAAACCACCAACATCACTCATATTTATTTATTTATGTAATTACATATACCTGAATCATATATATTATATATATTATATATATATATATTATATATATATATATTATATATTTATCCTGATTATTATTAAATATATTATAATTATAACTAAGAATTTAACTAAGAATTTAAAATTCAAAATATTGAATGGATGTACGGATCCGCGCCGAAAATAACAAAAAAACCTTAATATGAGCGGTATACCGGTCTTTTTTTATAGTTTTACATAGATATATATATATATAAGCAGAAAGAAGAAAGAGATTGGAGATAAATACACATGGATTTTAAAATAGAGGATGACATTGAATTCAACTTGGAATTTTATTACCAAACGGATTATTTGTTAAAGTGCATCCACATCTTGAAAAAAACTAATGCAGTAGACTTGTTTGATAGATGCAAAGACATTTTGAAAATACAAGACGAGGACTGGATTGGACTGCAATTGCTTCGAGATTTTCTAAATCGGAATTCGCGTTAAGATTTTATATTTTTATTCGTGAAAACCAGACAAATGCCGCGACTGAACGACATGTGGCAAATCGGCCCCAAACTTGGGTCCGGTTCCTTCGGCGAGGTGTACACTGCAACGGACGATGATGGCCAAGAAGTTGCCGTCAAAATGGAAACTCGTGAGGAGGATTCGCCCCGACAATTGGAGTACGAGTATCGCGTGTATCAATATTTACGAAAAGGAAAGAACGCCGTGGATTGCATTCCTAACGTGTATTGGTACGGGCAATCCCGAGATTACAACATTCTTGTCATGGAAAAATTGGGCCCCAGTTTGGAAGTCGTCTTGCAGCGGAGCGGGGGAAGGCTTTCAGAAGAGGAAGTCGCGGTGCTGGGCATTCTTGGCATCCGCAGTTTGAAAAAAATTCATGACAAAGGAATCGTACATAGGGATGTCAAGCCACAAAACGTTTGTTTGCACCCTAGTGGAAAACAGATGTTGTACTTCATCGACTTTGGGCTGTCTAAGAAAATTCGAGATCGGAGTGGGGAGCATATATTCTTCAAGGATGGAAAACGCTTGACGGGGACACCGCGGTTTTGCAGCATGCGCTGCCTGGCTGGTATAGAGCAAAGTCGCCGCGACGACATAGAAGGGTGGATATTCTGCCTGTTGTACTTCTTGCATGGAAGACTACCATGGCAAGGCCTAAATATATCCATAAAAAAAGAAAAACATCGAAAAATCCTTGAAATGAAGCAAACGATCACCACGAAAGAGTTGACACGAGGGTTCAGCCCGGTCTGGGCCACGTTATTGGAAAAAACCAGAAACCTTGATTTTGACGAAAAACCACCTTATGCCTTATACGAGGAACATCTGAAGAGACTCCTTTAGAAAAACGAGGGGAGTTTTTTTCATCGGCGACCGATAAAATGAACTCCCAAAAAAAAACGCATTTTTTTAATTTCGGTATTTTATTTTTACAAGGAGACAACACTAAAATATAAAATAATATAAATAATATATATACATATATACATATATATATACATACATATATATATATATATATATATATCAAACAAACAAACAAACAAACAAACAACAAAAAACGAAATACAATATATAATAACAATCGATTTATTATATTTTAAGTAAAAATACAAGCAAACAAGAAAAGAAAAACAAAAAAAGAAGAAGTAATTTACCATGTCTAGCAATGGTAGTTCAAATAGTTCGAATAGTTCGAACTCAAACATTTCGAACTCAAACATGTCAACCCAAACATTTAAAATTACACCAGAAATCATGGTGGGTACAGAATCAATGCTTTCCATATTGCGTAAAGGTGCACCAAAGGAAAACCAAATGCGTAAAACGGGTTTGGATGCCTCGAAAATGAAAAATACGTTGTGTATTCCTATGCAAACAGACCCTCGTTTTACAGGTGTGGAAATTACAAATTTGTTGTTTCCAGCACTTGTCTCTGAAGTCGGTGAAGAAGATAAATGGAGTGAAACCAAATTTTATCGTTTAAATAATGCTGCTAACAGTTCTAGATGGACGTGGACGTTATACAAACCGAACAGCAGACGCAAAAGCAGCAGCAATCGTGGCAAACGCAGCCCTAAGAAACAATCGGAATTCAAGCCTATGACATTTCGCACCAATGATGGCGCCACTAAAATTGCCCATGAAAAGTATGGTTATGGCGACTATGGCGAACAATATACATTGCGTCAAATGATTGAAGCCTGCCATATGGAAGAATTCAATGGGCAACCTAATTTGGAATGCGGTGCAAAAAGCAAAAACATCCAAGAAGGATTAGATGCTTGTTTAAAAGAAGATGAAGTTGCACCAACTAGTCAACAATTGGTAGATGCTGAAGTTGCATTTTGGGAAAAATGTATTCATGGAAGTGCTAACAATGAAGGTTCTAGTTCAACGACTACAACGACTACCACCACAACGACGAAGACTTCTGTATGGTCTCGCTTCGATGTGACGGATGTGTTACGTGATTATCCATTCAACGTACAACGTATGTTGCTCAAATTGTTCGTCAAGCATATTGAAGACATGGACGAATCAACTGGCAAAATGTTGTTGGATGCATATCGTAAGATGATATTGGAAGATTCCAAACGCATCGAAGAGTTTGAACGTCAAGCATGCTACCAAATCAACAAAGTAACGGATGGCATCTTCAAAGGGCAACGTAGAGCCTTAGATGCGTTGGGAATTGAAAGTGTAGAACATCCGGATAAACCTAAAGGTGAAGCATATGGAAAAGAAGTCAATGGAAAAAGAAAATTGGGCTACCGAACCACTGGTGGTAACTGGAAACCACTTTCGAATCATCGTCTTGCATGGGTTTGTGATCCAAACGGCCCCAAAAACTTGTTCATGACGGAAGTGACCAGTAAAGGTGCGGAAGTGTTGAATATTCCTTTCGATTCCAGATTAGGGAGTACTTTGAAAAAGAAAAAAAATGCATCCAATTCACACGATTCCAGTGAAGAAGAAGATTTTAGTGAAGAAGATTCTAGTGAAGAAGATTCTAGTGAAGAAGATTCTAGTGAAGAAGATTCTAGTGAAGAAGATTCTAGTGAAGATGAACAAGTAAAATCGAAAAAGAAAAAGAAAAAGAAACAAGAAGAAGTTGTTGTTGATGAAGAAGATGAAGAAGATGATGAAGATGATGAAGATGATGAAGATGATGAAGATGATGAAGATGATGAAGATGATGATGAAGAAGAAGAAGTTACCAAACAAGCAAAATCGAAAAAGAAAAAGAAAAAGAAACAAGAAGAAGATGAAGAAGAAGAAGAAGATGAAGAAGAAGAAGAAGATGAAGTAGATGCTGAGCGTACAAAAGATTATATGAAACATACAGTCGCAACATTGAAAAAATTATACAACACATTGTACCAAAACAAGCACGGAGAAATTCCTTCTGAAGAAAATTGGCCAAATAATAGAACCGCTTTGGTAAAAAAAATTATGGAGTTGGATAGACAAGTTAATGAAGAAGAAGAATCAACTGATGGTTCATCCAAAAAACGCAAACGGGATGAAGAAGAAGATGAAGTTGACTTTGACAAAATGAAACTTTCCGACTTGAGAGCAGCATACAAAGTGCAGTTTCCCGGTGCAGGTCGAACACCAAAAAGAACAAGAATGATTCAAAAAATGAAAGAATCTCAACAATAAAAGGAACATAAAAAAAGAAAAGAAAAAGAGTAATAAAAACATAAGTAATATATATATTGTAAACTGAATATATAATTTAAACTATATTTTATAATCCCATAGGCTGCTGCTCCCTCTCCTTCTCGTCATCGAATCCAACACGCTTGTACTCGGTAAACACGATCTTTCCGTTCTCGCACATCAAGGGTTTACCGGCGATTCCGGTGACTCCGACGGCCTTGCTTTTCTGGCTCTGATCTTGGCTCTGGACCACGGTGTACTGCACGTATTCTCCGGTGTAGAGGACGGGAGATTCATGGTTGGTTGCCTGGCAGGATAACTCGGAGGAATGCACAAACACGTCCTCGGACCCATCCAGGCCAGAAATGAACCCGAAGCCTTTGCCGGCGTCGTACCATTTGACACGACCCCAACAATAGGTGGGGAAGTTCTTCGGAAGAATATCCGGGGGTGAAGACTTGATGGTGCGATTCATATTTTGGGTGTGTTTTTATCCTGTGGTAGCCTTTTTTTACCCGGCCCGCGAACGCGGGTGTTCAAACCGCGAACACAATTATTTATTGGATTAACCAAATGTCAATAAGTAATTTTGCTGGCAAGCATCAATACTTAACCCCTGCGTCCTTGGCGCTACACACCGCACAATTGGCAACACGATTTGTCTCCGACGATGCTGTACTCATTGATCCGTGCAGCGGTACAGGCGCCATATTTGAACACCTACGATCCCCCAAAGTGGCTCGTGATATTGATCCTGGTTTCTGTGATACCCCGTTGGACTTTTTGAAGGCCTCGCGCACGGACTTTGTCTCCGCTGGACAAGCAGCCGCCATATGCATGAATCCGCCGTTTCGAATACAAAACCAGCAAAAATCCGCCGTCGTGCAGTTTTTGAACCACGCCGCCACGTGCATCCTCCGTACCGGGGAATGGATCGTATGTATTGCACCACAACAGATTCGCAAACCGATGAAAAAGAAATGCGATCGAATACATGACACACTGCATCTAGATCACGAATCCGTCTTCGAAGCCATGCAACCGTTCCACGACGTCAAAAACAACAAAACCAAGCATGTACGGGTGGTGGTGCAAGTATGGAGGGTAATCGAAGACAAGATAGAGCGGCCGGTCTTCCAACAAATCCAAATCACGGATTTCCGCTTGTCGTACGATCCGACACCAATGCCTCATTTCTTTATACGAATATGGACAACCATGAACCAGATAGGCGCCGTTGTTGCGTGCGACGAGTCGTACTCGTTGCAACACGATACCCATTCCAAGTATAACAAAACGGGTGTATGGTTGCGAGAAAAAAAAAGAGGAACTGTGTTTTACAAAGGTAAAACCACCAAAAGTGGCACGATCGTTGGCGTGCACGTAAAAGACGGGGTGGATCCAGCGGATGTGTTGGCAACGTTTGAACGATTGCATCGCACAAATTACTGGAAGCGGTACAAGCAGCACACCTTCAGCGGATCCAACAACCCGCAGATTTCGAAATCCGAGATATGCTTGGCATACCTGGATAAATTGCAGTTTCCCAGAGACCCGGAGGAAATCGTACCCGCGTTACAATCGTAGTAGGGTTTGTCTACCGGGAAATCAAATATGAGTCACCAAAACAACGAGAGGCATCGAAGCGCGGCGAAAGGTGATACTTACCTGTCGCCGCCCACCAAACAATACCATCTACTTCCTCGTCGCCATCGAGGTGAATCCAATCAGCGCAAGGATGATGGAGACGATGTTGCCCAGCGTCGACAACACCCCCTTTTGGCAATCTTTCTCCTTGCTTTGCCCGGCCAACGACAGAATAGCCTGAGCCATCAAAAACAAGGATCCTATGCCAATAGCCACATGCTCTTGTCTTTGAAGCATTTTCATCCTTGCTCCAAACACTAGCATACCGCCGAAAGCCATGGCTGCTCCGCCGATCAAGAGATCGATCTTGTTCATGGACCTTGCGGAGGCATTCTCGACGCATTGGAGGGAGAATCCACTGAGGATATTGGCGAAGGCCATGATGGCAATTGCAATACCCAGAACTTGGACGCCGGCGTTGGAGTGTTTGGCCGTCAACTTGCGAAATCGTTGTAAGTGGACGTTCATTTTTTCTATGTACCAGATTTTTTTCACACAACCGCGGACACTTGCTCGATGTGCAGCACCTGACGGCACGGAATGTCAAACACCAAATTACGATGCTTCTGGTATATGTTGGCCTCCGACGTGAAACAGTCGCTTGGGACCGCGTATTGCAACAAGGGGTTATGCGTCTCCGATTCCAATATTTCAATGAAGTGGCGGTTCATCTGCACGTCGTACGCCATGGAGGGCTGGATTGGAACCACCACCAGCACATTCGCGGAGGCTCCAAGAATCGACAAGAATATTAACAACAATAACATGCTTTTTTTGTATTGGAGGGACAATAATATCGTTGATTTCGCAACACTTTTGAAAAAAAAAAAATAATACCTAAAGATAAATTATATATATATGGGACTCTTCCACTCCCGCGCTGATTCCGAATTGGAACATATCAAATGGCGATTGGCGCAACTCGAAAACGACCGCCCCATTCCTGAAGTGTTGGTCAATCCTCTTTCCTCCGTAACTTACACATTTCCTCGACGGCCTACTCCTTCGCCTCCGAAAAAAGTGCCGACGTGGCACAACGAACTCATGGATAAAATCACATCGCGACGTGAAAAAATTCAACCCGACGACGACATCAACTGATCGAATCGTTGCACGTGCGTCTCGTAGTCTGACGTCCTCTCGTCAAACTCGATGCAAAATTGTACCAGTTGGTTGTATTTTTTTTTCCGGCAAATTGCCAACATGTTCTCGATCACTCCATGCACATTTCGTTTCGGATGGCGACATACGCAAAGTTTATCGTGGGTTGCGCTCGATACCAAATACTTGACCTTATACGTGGTGCGCTGATCGGGCAATCCCAATGCTTTTGTACATCTGGCTCCGTGTTTTACCATCTTTTTGCATATATATATATATATTATATATATATTATATATTATATATTATATATTATTATTTAGGACCCGGTTAACCGCTCCATTTTCACCTTAACGAGTCTTTCCAGGCATGTTGACTCGGGCACCGATCGTACAATTGCTTCGATGGCAGCCCGGCGGGTGGCCGTTCCACTTCTTTGGTTTCGGTTTGATTTCGCAGGTTGTTCATGGCCCGCCATAGGTTTCGATCGTATTGCTTCAACGCTTCGATGACATGCTCCATGGCTTTTTTTGGTACGGCGGTAAAAAATAGCAGGGTATGAATCAACTTATCAACTTCGGTAGTAAAACAGTCAAAAAGTTAAGGTTAAATAATGCGTTTTTTTTTCCTAAAATGAATAAAAATGAAAATAAATAAAAATGAATTATATATACATATACATATACATATAATATATATATATATGAATATATATTATATATATTTATATATATATATATATATTATTCAAAAAATGGCATCAAAAGTACTGAAAATGAGCAACAACAATACAGAACTGACACTTTTTAATGTATTCGCAACAAAACTCAATGGTGGTGCTGGAGAAAACATTTTAATCGAGATTGCCATGTGTTTGCCTGTTCAAGACATTGCACATTTATTCGGAACGAGTTTCATCAAACAATTAAATAAAGTATGGAAACAGGGAGATCAGGACCCCCTTTATCACATAAAGGTGCTCTTTACTGGTATGAAACGTGTGTATACCCTGTATACGAAGTTCAATCAACTACCATTACCCTATCATTACCTTCCCTCATCATGGAAGGCATGTATGGAAGAACGACTATTAAAGAAATTTCCATTATTGTTTGCATGTAGAGTTGGTTCAGATGAAGATGTTCGAGTGCTCGTCAATGAACATGACAAATACATTACGAACGTTTATCAGTTGCTAAAATTGAACGATGTGCACTATTTGACCGACATGATCAATGTTAGCGTTGATATTGATGACAACAACAAACGTATCATCAAAAATGCATTGCATGAATGTATTTATTTATACAATGAACAACGTAACGTTGAAAATTGTGGAAAACGATTGGCCATTCTTCGCATGTTGAGTAACTTTACACAACATAACGAAAAGGGAAGTGCCTTTTCTTTTCCAATATCCTATTTGGTTCCGCATGTAATTTCCGGTGGAGGAAGCACAAATGACCCAAATGGTTGGATGGTATGGCGCCCAATGGCGTGTGTTCAAGCATGGGATGATTATTATGAACAGGCAATACGATATCAAATCGACCGTTCATTCATATTGGTTTATTTCCCTTGTTATCACTGGGGCATGGACTGGTTTTATCAGCGCCAACTATATGAAGGTGGTGTATTAAGCGGTGAACATGAGGAAGACGACGACAATCGCCATATTGAGGGTGGTGTGTATGAGAAAGATGGGAAAAAATGCACTGACGAGGAATACGACGCGTACCTTCAACAAAAAAAAGAAATCACGGCTGAATTTGGAAAACGAGTGTTTGACGCTGCCAAATCAATGAATATCATCAACCATGTATTCGAATTGGAACTAGAAGGTAATACCCAACAAGCCACCATTTTCGATTTGCACGAGATAGCATTTCGCAAATTCAGGGAATCGTTTGGTGTTGACTCTAGGTCTGGTGATTATGTTGATCTAGAGTATCTTAAAGACTCTTATGATGAAGCGGTGAAAATAAAAATGAATCAATTGCGTGAAGAATATGGTGCGATGCCATATAGGGAACTTTAATATTATAAATTATTTTTATTACAAAATATATATTTACTATTTTTTTTTCTCCTGATGAAATAAATTAATATATGGAAGAAGAGTTTGAAGACGATACCGACGTGCTGATCGAAGACGTCCACCTTCAATGCCCGGTGTGCAAAGATTTGTACGTCCGCCCTCGAATATATCCTTGTGGCCATTCGTGCTGCGAAGAGTGCATGATCAAGATGGACCGCCTCAAAGCCGAAACCAGCATCTACCACACTCCGCTTTACAAGTGCCCTTGTTGCCGAGCCGAATCCATTTTCAAATGGTACAGCCGCCCGATCAATCATGCCTTGTCGTCAATTTGCCGGCTCCACCCAAACTACGAAACCCGGTTGGAAGAGGTCGGGGAAACCAAAGAAAAAGAAGACACCGCACCCGCCGACGTGAATCTACGAACCTTGGCCATGGAAAGCCGGCACCACATCGCCGTGGACTTGTACGATAAATTGTTGCCGCTGCTGTACGCTGCCGCGGGGGAAGGGCGGCGCCACATGGTCATCACCGATAAGCAGACCATCCGCCAAATCGAGTTGGTGTGCGACATCCTTTCGAAATTGTTGTTCGATCGGCACAACGTGTACAAGGTATTGTGTACCCGGAACGAATGCCAAGTGATCTTCAGCGACGACGCCTTCACCGTCTTGCGCGAATACACCAATAGTGCTGCCAGACCACCTCCACCACCACCTTTGCCCAATACACCGATTCGCCTGGTAGACATCGACACGATCACCCAGACGCTGAACACCATCCAAGAAGAGTTGCCGCTTCGCATGATGCCTCCCTTGCGACGCCGGGATAATTTCACCACCATGCTCGAGGATGAGTTGCGCGTAGAAGGGGAAAGGTTGGATCCTTAGATATTCGGCCTTGCGCAGATATTCGGCCCCCAACCATCGTACTTATGCAAACTGTTGTGATTGACCAGACATTGTGGATTATTACAAGGTACCGGCCGGACTATAATGTTGTCGTCGATTTTTTTAACCACTTCTGCCTGGTGCCAAACCGCAAATGTCGTTCCTGCGTATAGTTGAATGTCCACCATGGTTGCATATTTTCGCCAATTCGACGTCCGGCAATGATGCGGCAGCACCCGTCGTCGAGGAACGATTTCGGGACACGATAACGGGTCACGGGCCCGGTGAAATCGCACTTTGATATACCCCTCGTCAAAAACATCCACTACTTGACCCTCTGCCCACGACGGTGAGCAAGAAGTAATTGCATCGCACACGTCTACCCAATCGCCAATTTTCAAACGAGCGAACCATTCGCGCAGACGCGTTGGCCGAATGTGGTGAAAAAAATACAACCCCGCGGGGCGCCACAGTGGATGCTGGAGCAACAAACGAACGATGTAATCGTCCAAGTAGGAAAAAATAACAGACGAGATTAAATTCACCTCGCGAACGTTTAGTTTATCATGTATGTCGTCCACAAAGGCAAAGAAATGTTGCACTTTATGCTTGGTCGCAATTGCCGGGGACACCACCTCGCGGATGGATTGTATCCAATGGAGGCGCCGCAAAGTGGAGCGCAAAAGGGCGTCGTCACGAAGGTACCGACGGATAGTGATCATTTGGATAAAAAAGAATTAGTAGAACCTACTTTGTTTCAATATATATGTATAGTATAATTATTTTATATTTTATTTTTTACATGCCGGTATACCGGTTAGCAAGAAATGCGACTAGATTTTAAATTTGTTGGGACCTTAAAAAGTAAAAAAATCCCCAATTAGTTCCTCCACAGCAAGAAATGGAAGCATGGGGTCGATTTGACGTGTTTTTTTCGATAAAATGTAATTTTGTACGGCGTGCCACGTTGAATCCTTTGCTTCAGGCCCAGATCCAGAAAATTCTCCGTGGAATCAAAATCCATCATATCGTGCCGAACAAACGTGTCGCGCAACAGACGTTTCTGGTTCTTGCACTTTCCCCCTAAAATGCAGTACACCCGCGCCGGTATGGCCCGGAACAACTCTTCGAACAGTTGCAATTTTTGTTCTTGGGCTTTGCATCTTGCATGGCGGAGGTACAATTTGCTGGCTTGGTAATCTTCGACGTTCAAAAACGACACGATGTGACCCTGCACATCTTCGTTGATAATATTCATTTGTTTCGCACGTCATTTTTATGTGTAGGCTGCTGCCGCAGGGGTTAAGGTATGATGGTACGAAGGTAATCGTTGTAACAATCTTTGTATTTTTTTTTCATCTTGTTCGATTCCCGCTCGATACTTTTTTGGTCGTTGTCCGAGAGAGGAATCCGTGTCCACAAAAACGTCAATTGTTCCTTACATTTACACACCTTGCGCCCACAACCAGGAACTTTCTGAAACAACAACCTCGTATGCAACATTTTTTTGGTGATGGTGTAGAAAAAAAATAGATCCAAAACCAACTCAATAGGGGTAATCGATCTCGGAACATTCCGAATCGGAGTCCGAAGACGAGGAGCAATCCGACCATTCGTACGTCGCAAACACGTGCGGGTACCCACCATATCCGGAGTACGCGTTCCACTCGTCCACGATGTAGTAGAATCGCTTGCAATCGTGGTAGACGCGGTTCATCTCCAAGTATTCAAACGCCTGCCGGAAGGTCCGGTGGTGCTGCTGGTACAACTTCTTGAATTGGACTTTCAGCCCGTTGTACAGGTGCACGTCCACGCGGACGTCCGTGTATTTCAACATGGGGAACAACTGCTTTTTGTGGGATTGGAAGTACGCGATGGCATCGTTGTACAGCACCGTGTTGGTCTGGCAGAGCCGGCCCAAGTCCCAGACGTTGCAGAAGGAAAAAATCACGGTACTGACGTCGCTAGATGCGAAAGGGGATCGGACCAACGAGGCGCCGGTTCGAGTGGATCTGGCGCGAGACATTGGTGAAAAACTCGAGGATGGAGGGGAACACGATGGGATGGTACACGATGCGAGGGTCGCCAGAAGCCACGGACAAGCGGGTCAAAGTATCGGAAACACACTCGATGGCTTTCTGATGATGGATGGCCACCAACTGGTTGATGGAGCGGATATATTCAAGGCAAGGTCCACGCAAACACCGGTTGGAAATGGCGATCGGTGGTTGAGAAAATTTGGTCAGTTCGTCTAGGCACAGTTCCACCTGGCTCAAGCAGTCGCTGTACAGGAAATTCAACAGACTTTCCCGTGCAATGTCCTGCTCTCGTTTTCGCTGCCGCTCTTCGATGGTAGATGCAAGATCGATGTTGGAGTGCTTTTGCAGTCGGCGTACTTCGACAATATTGAACTCGTGCCTGGTATACGGGTTCCGAAAATCTCCAGTCGAAGCGATATAATTGATTAGAGTCGGGGCGTGAAAGGCAAAGGTTTGTGATTCCGTGACGTGAAAGAACAAGGGGTACTGTAAGTTGTCCAGCGTGATCGGGTCGGTTCGATTGATGCCGCGTATACGACGAAAAAAGCGAATAATAACTGGCAAGGCTCGTTTGAGTTGCCCTCGAGTTACCATAACCAATTTATGTACACGGCCAGAAAAAATGTTGAGGGAATGAACCTGAAAAGACCGGTTTACCGGGTAATGTGGTAAGAAGTATAAAACTAAAATATATATTTTTATTTTATTTTTCTTACAAATTTAGGTTCCCATAATGTATGATGTTATTCATTCCATGGTAATACTATTCACTTCTCTGGCTTTAGGAAGTTGTATTCAGGAAATATATAGACCTAGTTTTGACATAAATGTTACGTTATCCATAACATTTATACCTGCATTTGCATTTAGTGTGTATAATTTAGGAATGGAAGCAACAATTGCTGCTTTACTAACACATATACTGATTTTATATTTATTTGAGAAATAAAAGGTCTTTTTTTTCTTTGGCGTGGGAGAGTAGATTTTAAGAGTTTTACCAAAAAAATACTACCGTTTTTTTTTCAAGAGCACAACGACGCAAAGTAGGATCGGCACGTCTGGTCCACCACGCTGGGCACCATTTCTTTAATTACCTCGTCTTCGAAGTCCAAGAAACCATCACGGATTAACAACCCATCCCTGATTGGTATAAGTTCGTTTTTCTCGCTTCTTTCCAATACAAAACGAGCAATGCAAATATGATCAATAGGTAAACGGAATCAGGCATGGCGTGTGTTTTTATATATACCTTACAAAAAAATACTACCCATTTTTTTTTCACGAGCACAACGACGCAAAGTAGGATCGGCACGTCTGGTCCAAGAAAGCATCTACCACACTAGGTA